GCTGCCTGATCGCTCGATCATCGAGATGCTGGAGCGCGGCTTCAAGTTCCGCCGCGATCCGCTCTTGTTCATGATCACCAATTCGGGATCTGATCGCAATTCGGTCGCATGGGAGGAACACGAACACGCCATCCGGGTGGCTGCTGGTAATCCAGATGCCGTGACCGACCCGACCTTTCTGGGCCAGGTCATCGACGACACAACGTTCAGCTATGTCTGCGCCCTCGACGAAGGCGACGACCCGCTGACCGACCCCAGCTGCTGGATCAAGGCGAACCCGCTGCTGGGCGTCACGATCACGGAGCAATACCTCTCGGAGGTCGTGGCGCAGGCCAAAGCCATCCCGGGGCAATTGAACGGGATCCTGCGCCTCCACTTCTGTGTGTGGACCGATGCCGAGACTGCCTGGATGGCGCGAGCCACGCTCGAGCCGCTCCTGGCAGAGTTCGAACCCAAGGTCGGCCAATCGGTCTGGCTCGGGCTCGACCTCAGCCAGAACCGGGATTTGACCGCTCTGGCGGCCGTCCAGCGTAATGGCGAGAAGGACGGCAAACCCTGTTTTGATGCATGGGTCGAAGTCTGGACGCCAGGCGATACGCTGTCTGCGCGGGTGCTACGCGACAAGCAGCCCTACGACCTCTGGGTCGCAGACGGATTTCTGAACGCGCCAGCGGGCGAGAACATCAGTTTTCGCCACGTGGCACAGGCATTGGCCGAGATGGCGGCTGACTACCGGGTCGAGGCGGTCGCCTACGACCGATACGCTTTCCGAAGGTTCGAGGAGGAGGTCGCCGAACTCGGGCAGGACCTCGCCTTTGTCGAACATCCCCAGGGCGGCACCAAGCGGGCCAAGCCTGCCGGCGAGATGACCGAAGGCCTCTGGATGCCGGGCTCGCTTCGGCACCTGGAAGAACTGATCCTTGAGGGCCGGATCCGGCTCAAGCGCAACCCGGTGCTAATTTCCGCGATGATGTCGGCGGTCACCGAGACCGACCGCTGGGACAACAAGTGGCTCTCTAAACAGCGGGCCATCAACAAGATCGACGCAGCCGTCGCGCTGTGCATGGCAGTGGGGGCAGCGATGGCAGGCGACACCTCCGGCTCCATCGACGACTGGCTGAAGAGCCTCGCATGAATCTGCTGCAAAAGGCGCTCGGCTACATCGCGCGCTCCATCGGCCTCACCGATCCAAGACTGGTGCAGGCGGCGGGTGGCCGCACGACGACAACCGGTGAACTGGTTTCGACCAGTTCCGTGCTAGGGCTCGCCTCGGCATGGGCATGCGTCAACCTGCTCGCCGGCACGATCGCCTCGCTACCGCTCATGGTCTACCGGACCCGGGGTGGCGCACGGACGGTCGCGACCGATCACCCGCTTTACCGGATTCTGCACGATAGCCCGAACGCCGATCAGACCGCGGTCGACTTCTGGGAGTTCATCTGCGCCTCGATTGAACTCAGCGGCAATGCCTATGCCGAGATCATCCGGGGCAGCAATGGCCGGGTGGTAGCGCTCAGTGTTCCCATCGCGCCCGAGCTCATGACGGTACGCCGTCTGCGCGACGGCAGCCTCGAATATGAGTGGTCGGACAATGGTGTCCGCTCCATCGCCCAACAGGACAACATGCTCCACATCCGGGGCTTTGGCGGCAACCCGCTGGGCGGTCTCTCGACCCTCAGTTTCGGCCGCCAGACCTTCGGATTGGCGCAAGCCATCGAGCGGGCCTCGGGCGACACCTTCCGAAACGGAGTGCGGCCGTCGGGCCTGCTCAAGACCGCCGACAGCCTAACCCTCGACCAGCGTAAGCAGGCCGAGGAACTGCTGCAGGAGAAGTTTGCCGGCGCAATCAATGCCGGGCGGCCGATGCTGCTCGACCGGGGCATGGACTGGGTCCAGCTCTCGATCAGCCCGGAAGACGCCCAGATGCTGCAAAGCCGGGCCTTCTCGGTCGAGGAGGTTTGCCGGTTCTTCGGCGTTCCGCCCTTTATGGTCGGCCACACCGAAAAGACCACCAGTTGGGGCACCGGGCTCGAACAACAGACCCTCGGGTTCCAGAAGTTCACGCTGCGACGGCGTTTGAAGCGCATCGAACAGGCGCTCGCCAAGCAGCTCCTGTCCCCTGCCGACCGCCAGGCTGGCCTCGTCATTGAATTTAACCTGGAAGGTCTGCTGCGCGGCGACAGCGCAGCGCGCGCCTCCTTCTACCAACAGATGCTGACCAATGGCGTGATGACCATCAACGAGGTTCGCGCGCTCGAAAACCTCCCGCCCGTCGAAGGCGGCGATGTCCCCCGCATGCAGATGCAAAACGTGCCCATCACCCAAACTGGATCAGGCGCGCCGCTAGCGCTGCCGCCTGCAGATCCCGGAGCTACTCCATGAACCATCTCGATTTCATCCTCGATACCAAGGCCGTCACCGAAGATGGCCAGATCGAGGGGCTGGCGGCTGGCTACGGCAATATCGATGCTGGCGGCGATGTGATTGTGCCGGGCGCACTCGCGCGGTCGCTCAAGGGCCGCACCTCGGTGCCAATGCTCATGTACCACGACCAGACCCGCCCGGCTGGCATCTGGACTGACTTTGCCGAAACCCGCGACGGCCTTGTCGTCAAAGGCCAGATCTCGCTTTCATCGCGCGCCGGCCAGGAGGCCCATGCTCTCGTGCGCGATGGCGCCATTGGCGGGCTTTCGATCGGTTACAAGACCATTCGCGAGCAGATTGTCGGCAAGACCCGCCAACTGCTCGAGCTTGCCCTTTACGAGGTCAGCCTCGTCACGATCCCGATGAACGAGCGCGCGGTGATCACTTCAGTGAAGTCGCTGGTTGAGGATGGCCGGCTTCCGACCTTGCCAGAATTTGAGAATTTCCTGCGCGAGGCAGGGTTCTCGAAAAGTCAGGCCACCGCAATCGCGGGCAAAGGCCTGGCGCCGCTGTTCCGGAGTGAGTCTGGCAGCACCCCATCCGACTTCCTGTCGGCCTTGATGGCGCAAATCGGCGCCTGACCCCACTCCAGTTCAGGAATATCCCATGACCGATACCAAGAGCGCCGAGCAGCTTGCCGGCGAAGTGAAAGGCGTGCTCGACGCGCGCCTCAATGAAGTGAAATCGAACCTTGATAGCCGCCAGGCTGAGTTCAAGGCGGCGCTTGATGCCCGGCACGACGAGGTCAAGTCCGACCTTGAAGCCAAGCACGACAAGGTGAAGGCGCTCGCCGAGGAAGCCATTGGCAAGGCGCAGCGCGGCGAAGACCTCTCGAATGCCACCAAACAACTGGCCGACGAGGCGCTAACCGCGCTCAATGAAGCCAAAGCCCGTCTCGACGAAGTCGAGCAGAAGATGGCCCGCCGCGTGGCGGACGAGGGCGCGCCCTCGTCCAAGACCATCGGCGAACAGGTCGTGGCCGATGAAGCCATTCAGGCATTTCTCGGCAACAACACCGTGCGCGGGAGGGCCAGCGTCGAGGTCAAATCGATCATCTCCTCGCTCACCACCGATGCCAATGGTTCGGCGGGCGACCTGATTGTGCCGGACCGCATTCCCGGCATCATCACCCCGGGCCAGCGCCGCATGACGGTGCGCGATCTGCTTACCCCGGGCCGGACCGCCAGCAACTCGGTGCAGTATGTGAAGGAAACCGGCTTCACCAATGCGGCTGCGACCGTCTCGGAAACCACCGGCCCCGCCAAGCCGCAGTCGGACATCAAGTTCGATGTGGTGACCAGCAATGTGACCACGATCGCCCACTGGGTGCTGGCCACCCGCCAGATCCTCGACGATGTGCCGATGCTGCAGTCCTATGTGGACGGGCGTCTGCGCTACGGACTGGCACTGGTAGAAGAAAACCAGCTCCTGAATGGTAGCGGCACGGGCACGGATCTTGCCGGCATTTACACGCAGGCAACCGCGTTCACCCCGCCGATCACCATTCCGGCAACGGTAACCCGGATCGATGTCCTGCGCCTGGCCATGCTGCAGACGGCGCTGTCTGAGCTGATGTCGACCGGCGTGGTGCTGCACCCGGCTGACTGGGCGGCGATCGAACTCCTCAAGGACGGCCAGGGCCAGTTCATCGTCGGCAATCCGCAAGGGACCATCGCCCCGACCCTCTGGGGTCAGCCGGTGGTCTCCACTCAGTCGATGGCCACGGGCAAGTTCCTGACCGGCGCATTCCAGCTGGGCGCGCAGATCTTCGACCGGATGGACGCGGTGGTCGAGATCTCGACCGAGGATGACCAGAACTTCCGCAAGAACCTGGTGACGGTGCTCGCCGAAGAGCGTCTCGCGCTCGCGGTCTACCGTCCTGAGGCCTTCGTGAAGGGCGACTTCGCGGCGGCTGCGACGGCGGCCACCAAGGTCTGATGAGCTTAGTAGGGCTGGTCTGATGGCCAGCCCTCCTTTTCCATTATCCAGGAGACAGCCATGATCCTTCAGGCACTCGATACCATTCATGTGAGCTCGGTGAGCTCGGAGAACATCACCACCGGCCAGACCTTCGAGGTCGATGACCAGGCGGGCCGCAGCCTGATTAAGCGCGGCCTTGCCATTGAGGTCGATGCGGCCACTGCGGCCAAGGCAGAGAAGCACGCGAAGGCCGAGCCGGAACCGGCTGCGCCCGCCGATACCGCGAGGCCCATTGAAGATGCGCCGATTGCCAACAAGTCCGGTGCCCAGACCCGTACCAAGGCCGCATAATGTCCGAGATCGTCACGGTCGAACCGCCTCAGGATCGCGCCGTGACGCTCGAGGAAGCACGCCAGCAGCTGCGGCTTGATGGCCATGACGAGGATCTGCTGCTCGGCGCCAAACTCGATGCGGCGCAGGCCGAACTTGAGCAGCGTACGGGTCTTAGGCTTTGCGAACAGACCCTCGAACTTCAGCTGGAAGGCTGGAGCCCTGAGATCACGGTGCCGGTTCGGCCCTGCGTGGTGGCTGAGATCCGCTACACGGCGGCCAATGGCGTGACCGTCACCCTGCCCGAAAGCCACTATTTTGCCCGCAAGCGCCATGGGTTCACCCGTATTCGCCCGGCATCGAGCAGGTCATGGCCGGAACTGGGCTCCGATGGCCTGATTGAGATCACGCTCTCGGCAGGGTTTGCCGAGAATGATCCCGATCTGGCGATCGCAAGGGCCGCCATTTTGGTCAAAGTAGCCTCGATGTTCGAAAACCGCGAAGGCGCAGCCTGTCTCGCCTTTGATACGCTGGTCGCCCAGCTGCAATCCCGATGGATCTAGCCTCGAAGCTCAGCGTCCGGATCCGGATCGAGCGCAAAATGGTCACGCGGGACCCTAAATACGGGACCGAGACGGTCAGCTGGGCCGAATTCGCCTGCGTCTGGGCCGAGGTGAAGGACATCCTCCCCTCCCGCGCCGAACGTATGGCCGACCACATCCAGATTGCGCGACGACCCGCCCGGATCCGCATCCGTTACCTCGCCGGCATTACGCCTGACATGCGGGTGATCATCGCGGGCCGCATCCACCAGATCATCGCCGGGCCCTCGATGCTTGGGCGGCGCGAAGCCGTTGAGCTGATGGTCGAAGAACTCTCGAGTGAAGGAGCCGCGCCATGACCTTCAGGCTCAAAGGCGGCCCTGAACTGCTGCAATTGCTCGATCAGCTCCCTAAAAACCTTGAGCGCAACGTCATCCGTGGCGGATTGCGTGCGGGTGCCAAGGTGATCCAGCAGCAGGCCAAGGCCAATGTGCCGGTGAAAACCGGACAGCTGAAGCGGGCAATTGGGATCGGCACCCGGACCGATGGCGCCAAATTGTCCTCCTACGTCAAGCTGCGGGGAAAAGGCTCCTATCTCGGGCTCTTCATCGAATATGGCGTCGCGCCCCACCTGATCTCGGTGACGGATGCTGACATTCCGGTGCGCCAGACCCGCCATGGCCCGCGCAAGGTCAGCATCGGCACGATGAACAAGATGCTGAAGCGCGGCAGCCTCAAGATTGGCGAGAACTTTGTCGGTCCCGTGGTCATGCACCCTGGGCACGCCGCCAAACCGTTCCTGCGCCCCGCGCTGGAGCAGAAGGCGGAAGAAGCCGTCACCGCCATGGGCGCCTACATCGCCCACCGGGTCCAGATCGGCGATCTCAAGGCCCCCGCGCTCGAGGTCGATGACGAATGAACGGCGTCATTGCGGTTCGCAGCCTCCTGGTCGGTGAGACCGGGCTGACGGTGCTTGTGCCGCCTGAGAGAATTGCGGCCGGAACTCTGCCGCAGGGCACCGCGCTCCCAGCCATTGCGCTGACATGCGTCGGCAGCACGGACCGAAACATTATCTCGCCGGGACCCAAACGCCGGGTGACCGAACGGGTGCAGGTGACCGTGCTGGCGCGGGCCTATCCGGAGGCAAAGACCATTCTTGCCGCTGTCCGCGCGGCCGCTGCTGACCAGATGCCTGCAATAGACGGGCTCACCGAAGTCACCGTCCACACAGATTCCGCCGGACCAGACTTCCTCGACGAGGAGACCGGCATCCACATGCAGACGCAGGACTTCCGCGTCTCATTCAACGAGGCACGGCTCGCCTCACCTTCATAAGGACCAGCAATTATGACCGTTCGGACTTCCGCCGGCACCACCTTGAAGGTGTCGGCCTCTACC